CAGCAGGTGTAGAAATTACACCATTAGTAGTGTTCGCTGTTCCGTTTAGCGTTACTGCCACTGTCATTACTGTAGCATTTGCAGGTGCTACGGCGACCATGCCCAAAGTCATGGCTGCAACCACGGCTAGTGCGATCTTCTTGAATGAATTCATTCGGTATTTCTCCTTATTTATAGTAGATTGAATCTATCCAGATAATCTTTTACATCATCTGGCATAGGTTTATATTCTATCACATTGTCCCTACCAGTGTCAACCTGCTTAGGTCGATCACTAATAGTATGAACTTCTACGACCATATTCTGATCCTTTGGGGTATGTGATATTGCCCCAAATACTGCTCCACACACGGCATCTGCCAAGTCCTTAGACTTTTTTCTTGGGTGGTCAACTCTATTATTTTTCATAATTTTTAATTGTGTTAATTCATCAAACAGAAGTTCGATTGCTGGCATTACTAGTCTTTCCTCGTATACAAGCATAGCCATATCCTCATAATGTTTTTTAGCAACAGAAACAGTATCAGTTCTCATTCCTACCTGCTTTAGTTCATTTTGAATATCAAACGATTGCCAACGGTCAAAGGAAACCATTCCAATATTAAATCCAAGTCTGCGAAGATTTTGAATCCACATTTTTACTTCAGAAAGGTTGACTGGGCCTTCTACCTTTGGTTCCCACCATGCTACTGCATCTACGACAACTATTGGTGCTACCTGCTCATAATTATTAATTACCTGAATGTTTACCCATTTGTCAACATGAGCAATTGCAACTGCACACTTGTCGTGCTTTTGTGCAAGGTCAGCATGTACATAATAAACTTTGTCTGGGTCTGGTTTAAAAGATTCATCAAACCTTCTAAAGTTATCTACTGGGTTTCTTAATGTCATGCAGGCTCTAACTTTTTCAGACTGCTTAAAAAATGCATCGGAAGCGAAGGTTGGAACACATGCAAATCTTTGCATTGCATCTCCAATGTCTGTTAAAAATGCAATTTTAAAATCATCAATCTTTCTTGTTGGGTTTACTTCCCATGTTGGTTTTTTAAGAGCAAACACTCCTGGATATTTGTATGAAATAATTTGATCTTCATCCCAAGATATATCAAAATAATTATCTGGATCTTCTTCTGGCAAGATTGGATTGATTATAAACCTATGAGTTTTTTCAATTGATTCTTTTTCTGCAATTACTGCATCGTATCTTTCTGAAATAAAGTCACCTGGATATCTTGGGAAAGAGAGCAAAACAACCTTACCAAGGTCAGGGAAACGAGAATCTACTGAAGCACGAAATGCTCTATAGATGTTATCAGCAGTTTTACCTTGATCATTTCCTGTTCCAATTTCGGAAGCGAATCCAGAAATCTCATCAAGCACCGCAAGTAGAAGATTCAAGCCCTCGTGAGATTCTCTTTCTGAGTGACCAGAATAAACTGTGATTGATTTGTCAAACTCTACTGAGTCTGCCTTTGCATTATACTTTCCAACAAACCAAGGTGACTTCTCAATCTTTGTTTTAAAGCCTTTAAAGAAAACATTCTTTGCCTGCTGTGCGTTAATAGCCACGTTGATTAGGTCAATAGCATCTCCAGATGGCTTACCAAAATACTTTGCTGGGTCTTTTAAGCATAGAAGTTTATATACGATGTATGAGCATGCTACGGTTGATGTGAAGTCTTTTCCAGATCCCTTGCCAAGTTGCAGGATGATCTCGTTCTTGGTGTACTTGTTATAATACTGTGTGCCCTTTTCTTCTCCAAGTAAACTTATTAGATCTTCTTTGCGGTATATCTGACTCATTGCCTCAACAATGTCATACTGTATATCAGAAAGTGGTGGCTGGCCAAGATAATCTTCGCCCTCTACAAAAGTTCTTGCGTCTACTGGTATTTCTTGAAAGTGATCATCCTGTAATGCTTCTAGAAATTCGTCAAATATTGTTGCCATTATTCCCAAAACCCAACTATAACATATTTGATTCCACCTGTAACTGGATCTGCAGAATGAGAAAACTCTTCGTGAGATGGGAAAATAAAAAGACTGCCTTCCTTTGGCTTAAATGTTTTATTAAGTTTTGTAAATGTTAATGTTCCTCCATCATAATTATCATTTAAGTATAATATTGCAGAAATTTTTCTTGGAAATTCTTCTGTTGAGTCTGTATGATCAACAAAAAACTGACCCTCAGTATATCTTGTAACTATGTATGCGGTGTTTTTTGATATGCTAATATTGTTATCTTGTGCATACTTTCTTATATGTGGATCTATTGCAGAATCCAACTGCTTATAAAATGAGTTTGGCATTTCAGCAATTTTTACATCTCTAATCTTTTTATTTATAGCAGCACCCTTTTCTAAAGAGTACCTAGATTTTGCAACACCACCTTCTTGCCAAGATGCTTCGTTGCAGTGTTTTAAAACATCTTCTAAGCCTATATCTTCAAAATCTATTATAGATATCTGGTCTAGGCTACTCATTGTTTGCCTCAGAAACTATCGTAACTACCTGTCCCTCTTTTGCGATAGATGAAAGTCTGTGCATAACTATGTCTCTTATTTGTGGGTGTTCGGATGCTATATCTTTTAATATTCCAACAAGAACTTCCTGTCTTCTTTCAATCTCAATCATCTCTTCTGCAAGTTCTTTATTCTCAAGTAAACCAGCCTTTTGAAGCATATCAATACGCTTAGACTCAATATCCATTACAAGTTTTATAGCAGCAGTCTTTGCGCTAAGATTGTTTGTCATAGATGCCTCATCAATAACTTCGTATGTGCGAGAGACTAACTTGCTGTAGTGTGTGTCTGCTGCAGCAAGTGCTTCTTTAGCACGAGCACGAATAGCATCATTAGCAGATGCCATAACCTTCCACTCGTTGATTAATGTAACAACCTTTTGTCTTGGAATAGATAGTTGCTTTGAAATTACTGTTGGATCATTACCCTTTAAGTATTCTTCTACAACCTGATTTACTTGGTCAAGGTGTTTTACTAAGTCATCTTCGGTTGACATACTTGCCCTCTAGTCTATTTATCTCATCCTTAATATAAAAGATTGCTTTCTCAAGATCCTGAATTGTTTTTGATTCATCCTTAAGTCCTGCTCTCCAAAGATATTTAAAAGCATTTCCAATGTTAAAGTTGCGATGTCTTGTAATCTGAATACATTCTACGCCAGAAGGATCTGTTGTGTAGTGTGTTGGGTGATTGACCTGATCAACTGTTATGTTAAGGTTCTCACTCATCATCTTCCTCCCAGTTAAATGTTTCTGGCATGTTCCGCAAAGTTGCCGTTGCATAAGATATACCAACTGCTGCTACTAAAGATATTACAAACAAAATATACTTAATCTTTTTCATCGCTTTGATTTCCTTAATCCAAATTTAGCAAGGTAGACATAGATGGTTTCTAAAGAGCATCCACATTCCTTTGCAATTTCTTCTGGTGTCTTTTTATCCACAAGATATCTCTTACGCATAAAAACTTCTGATGTATACATTCTAGCACCCATGGTATTAATTGTCAACTTCTTTCTCGCTAATGTCATAGTTAAATCTATCAGAGTTTTCCATGATCCACTTATCTTGATTTTCAACATCATACTTTCTTTCATTAATTATTCTATCAATTAAGTATTCTTTTTCAAGCGTAAATGATGGCTCATAAACACGGACTCTGTTATTTGGCTGAATGGCAAAGTTTCCGTCGTCTCTTTGTATAACGTGCCCACACTTATGGTCTGCTGGACTTTCAGAGTAGCCATCGTCTAAAACATTTGTGTCTGGGTTGTGCCAGTCTAGTGTAAACAGGTAGGTGCCCTTATGCATTGTCTTTGTTCTATCTATGTAAGACATTCTTAGGTTGGTTAGATTTTCAAACTTAGTTACAGATATGTGATGACTGAAAGAGTTCCATAAAACTAAGTTGTGAAGATCTACCTCTGGAATTCCTGGCTCAGTACAAAATGCAGAGATTGGAAGTCTCCACCAAAGTCCACCATCTGGCATCATAATATGAAACAGTGGGCTTCTAGACTTTAAACTTGATACACCAAATACTACACACTCAAAGTATTTATCATGGCTGTCTTGATGATTTCTTAAATAGTTTCCTCTTACATAACAGTGTATTGGTGGTATGTTTGCATTTAACTCTGGCATTAGTTGTCCTCTCCTATTGCTTTGTTCCAATTCTTTAATGCCCAATGACCTATGCCACAGGCATCTGCTACATCATTATCAGTTATTGTTCTGTCGTATTGCATATTAATAAAGTTTATTGTTCTTTGTTTTCTTAGGTCTCTTTCATAAGACTTAAGCCATGACTCTGATTTCCCTGGATTTTGTGACTTAATAAATAATTTTTCATCCTTAGATATCTTCTTGTTACCAATAAAGTTTTGCCATGTTATTGGTGCTACCTTACCAATAGTCTTAGTTCCAGACTGCCCTGCTGATCCAAGTATTGCACCCTGAACCAATGCAAGATCAGCAGCAGTCTTAGGGCTATTCATGAATACAGTATGCTCAATCACGATTGCTTCAAAGCCACCATACATGTCAAGAAACAGTTTTACCTTTTGTCCTGCGTCCATAACCTTTTCATATGTATTTTTGCCTTTAAATGTTATCTTGCCCACTGACTCTAAAGTTTTTTGTTGAGTATCAAAAATAGCAAAGGCAAGGCTATTAGTGCTGGCATCAATAGCACAAATAGTTTTTGGAAGTTTAGTTCCTATTGCCTCTGCTAATTTCATTTTAAATTATCCTTAATTTCTTTTAATGCTTTTGCTACATCGGAAGGGTTTACATTGCACTTAACACAAAGATTTTCATCATTATATATTGACAAAGGCTCTTTGCATGACTTACAAGTTCTAACCTTTCCCTTTCTTTTTTGTCTTCTAGAAATTATATACCTTGCAGCAATCTTTTCTTTTGTTGACATGTCTCTACACTCTGGTGAACAATATATTTGATATGTTATATCTGTTTTAAATTGTTTATCACACCATTGACAATGTTTCATCTATAGGCTCCAAGGACTTTAGTTTAAAGTCTCCCTTGCCAGCATCTGCACAAGCCTTTTTAATAGGACATGATTTGCAGATCTTTGAATTTGAGCGATAGTTCTTTTCAGGAAGGGTTCTGTCGACCCAAGCCTTACGAACTGATCTCATCCATTCAAACGTCTGGTCTACCCACCGACGATAATAATCATTTACTTCTACTGGAAGAATGAGCAACTCGTGATTGTTTTTATTTTCATAAATAAGAACTGCTTTAGGCTTCTTGAGAATTTTCATGTAAATAAGCAACTGGACCAAATGACCAGTCTTTGGTTTCATATGAGCCTTACGGTACTCAAAACCCTCATTCATCATTGTTTTAATTTCACCAAGAAGTTCTTCTCCTTGCCAATTAACGATAACATCTCCATACCCAAATATTGGTGGATCGTTATTCGTAATTTTAAATTCAGAATCTACCAAGAAGTCAGGCACGTTGGACATTGCCTCTTGAATTCTTTCGTGTGATTTTGTTCCTGCAGTCATATTGGCTGCACTATATGGAGTTGCATCATCTTCAAACATTTGACCATCAAATGCTAGGTACCAGTATCTTGGACACTCTCCATGCCCGTAGGCAATTGTTGATGGTGCAAAAGTTTTCTTTTGTGTTTGCTTGTCAATACGATTAACGGTATAGCCAGACTGAATTTTTTCAGTCAAACCAGCAACATCTATTGAGTGCACTGGTGGCTTTTCCTGCTTTACCATAATCTGTTGTAATAAACTTTTTGTCATTTTTTACTCGTTTCTATTAGTATAAGTATAGCAGATTAGCGGGTGATGTATTTGAGTGCAGACACTAAATTATTAAGCGACTCTGCTGCCGTATAATAAAGATTCTTTTTCCCACGATCTGACTTGTCTACATTGGCCATCCAGGTAGCCTTAAAAGCCATCTTTGCAGCAATAGCCTGAAGTCTTACAATCTCCACATGAGCAACATTGATTGGGATGTCTGGCTTTATAATTAGTTTAGCAATCATTGTTAGTGCAACCGTCAGTTCTTCATCTTGCATATAGTCTGCAATCTCTGCAAGACCATTTACCATATCTATTGTCGTTCCTTGTTGTTCCATTATTCCTCCACCATGTCTTCTAGAATACTCATCTCAATTATAGCAAGTCTTACTTTGGCATTACCCTCGCCCATTACCACAACAATCGCTGGGTCTTTTCCATTCTTCATGGCATCCGTGGTAGCCTTGGCCCAAACCTCTTTGTTTAAAGTAAAAGATTTTCCAACCTCTTTAAAGTCTACAACAAAGTTTTTCCAGGAGGCATCTCCCTTTTGAGTATTACGACCAGAGTTCTTGTGCTGCTTAGCACCTATTCTCTTGGACTCACTCTTCTCTGTCATTGCCCTTCCATTTCTGCTTGCCAAACTTTACACTACTAAGATGCTTTTCAGGGCACATCCATGTAGCAGTTTTTGTATCTGCATAAAGTCTTAAAGACTTGACCTCTGCCTTGCATTCATGACACATAAATTTTCCATTATAAACTGTGTAACTAGCCATTTAGTTTTGCCTTGATTGATTCTTGCAAGTCAAGATCCTCTCTTACACGATTAACAAACGCTTCCTTGCCCTGCACCTTTGTGCCATCAGGAAGTATGTACCAGGCCCCTGTGCGCTCTACAATACCGTTTAGTTCTGCTGTAGTAACCAAATCACCAATGGTATCAAGACCAATATCGTCACCTCTAAAATAAAAATCGTACTCACCAGACTGGAACCCTGGAGAGGTTTTGGAGAACTGGAGTTCCCACTTAATAGTTCTACCAATTTTTTCTTCAATTAATTTATCTCCTACCTTGATCTTGCCCTTAATCGCTTGATTGTCTGACTCTGAAGAAAAGAGTTTAA